AGGGTGGGTCTTTTTTGTACCCAGTGGGGTACACCCCCCCTGTAGCAGTTCGTGAGGAGTAGTTAGGACAGAAACAGTCTTTTGCACATTCGATACTTCTATTTTGTAATTTTAGTACCTAACCCCAGTGGGCGTCGCTAGATAATATCTAGCTTAGTTATCTAGTTTTGTTTTAAATTAGATATTATCTAATACTAGACTTATTAGTTAATTAGTAGTATATATTATATAAGCAGCTTCTTAAGGGTTCTGCTATTAGGAGGGTTTGATTGAAAGCAGTAAGCGTATACTATGATCATGACCAAAGGGAATTTAGTCGCCTTGCGAGTTCGATTGTATACGGGAGTATTAAGGACGTAAAGGATAGGGGTCAAAGTGGATATCATATTTTAACCAGATATCGTGTACCTCGTAATAAACAAGCTACCCCTCTCAATATATTTATATCTTCTGTAGTGTGGCTTGGCTGTAAACATGCAACACCTTGGTTTGAGATCGCTGGCTTGGATCAAGAGGAGTGTTTAAGTATTATTGCTTGGCCCTTATATGCTAGGGCAATCTTGGATGATCTCGATTGTGAGATTACAGAGGAGCAAGAACAAGTTCTTCATAAAGGAATTAACTATCTTCCTAAGGTAACTCGCAAGACATTTTTACATGTAAATGGAGATAAAGACTCTGTGATTTCGTATTTGTGTCCTAGTAGGGGGTAATTATGGATATAGCTACAATAGCTCAAACTCTTGATTCTCTTCCTGAAAGCAAGCAAAAAGAAATTTTAGGATTAATAAACGAGCTTCAGGACTCCAAGTCCCGTGTATCTTCCCAGCAAGACTTTATGGAGTTTGTAAGAGAAGTATGGCCAGCATTTATTGAGGGTGGGCACCATAAGGTTATGGCTGATGCGTTCAATAGGATTGCTGAAGGGTCCCTCAAAAGACTTATTATAAATATGCCCCCCAGACATACTAAGTCAGAATTTGCATCCCATCTATTTCCTGCTTGGTATTTGGGCAGATTTCCAAATCGCAAGGTAATTCAAACAGCACACACTGCAGAACTTGCAGTAGGCTTTGGTCGTAAGGTTCGTAATCTTGTAGGTTCCTCAGATTACCAAAAAATATTTCCAGAAGTATCTTTGAGTACGGACTCGAAAGCTGCAGGAAGATGGAATACTAATAAAGATGGGGACTACTTTGCTATTGGTGTAGGTGGTGCAGTAACGGGTAAGGGTGCAGATATTTTGATTGTCGATGATCCGCATTCCGAACAGGAGGCTGCACTGAATGATCCATCCGTATATGACAAAACGTATGAATGGTACACGTCGGGTCCCCGTCAGAGACTACAGCCTGGTGGTGCGATATGCTTGGTGATGACTCGTTGGTCAAAAAAAGATTTAACGGGTAGTATCATAAAGTCTTCCATAGAAAGGGGTGGTAGTGATGAGTGGGAAGTAATCGAGTTTCCTGCAATACTTCCTAGTGGTAAATCTTTATGGCCAGGATTTTGGCCCCTGGAACAGCTTGAATCACTAAAAGCAGAATTACCTATCGGTAAGTGGAGTGCCCAGTACCAGCAGGACCCTAGTGCTGAAGAAGGTGCAATTATTAAAAGGGAGTGGTGGCAGGAGTGGGATCAAAAAAGTCCACCTACATGCGACTTTGTTATTCAATCGTGGGATACAGCTTTCCTTGCAAAAGAGACTGCCGACTACAGTGCCTGTACTACATGGGGAGTTTTTACCGATGAAAATGGAGTAGCTAATATTATTTTGCTGGATGCATTGCAAGAGCGATTGGAATTTCCAGACCTGAAGGTACGAGCCTACGAGATGTATAAAGAGTACGAGCCTGATGCTTTTATTGTCGAGGCTAAGGCTGCGGGGACTCCTCTTATATTTGAATTGCGTAGGATGGGGATACCTGTAGGAGAATACGTACCCAGCAGGGGAAAAGATAAAATAGCCAGAGTAAATGCCGTATCAGATTTATTTTCATCTGGACATGTGTGGGCACCCAAAACGAGGTGGGCAGAGTTAGTTGTAGAAGAATTTGCTGCATTTCCTACTGGTGATCATGATGACCTGGTAGACTCATCGACTCAAGCATTGTTGCGATTTAGGCAGGGAGGCTTTATTTCTATAGAGAGTGATGAGCCTATGAGTGAGTTTTTGGCACATCGTAAAGCAGACTACTATTGATTCCTTACGGGTTAATGTTATAATTTCATGATAGTTTTATACTTTGCAAAGGATTAGTCTATGGCCATAGACAAGTCGCTTGAAGCTCTTTTTTCTCAAGATGATTTTGAAATGAGTCCCGAAGGACTCATGGTAGTAGAGCAGGAGGAGCCGTTAGGAGACTCATTAACGACAGAAATGGATGACGGTAGTATGGTCATTGATTTTGATCCTATGTCAGAAATGATGGGCCAACCCGAAGCCTTTGACTCTAACATCGCTGAGTTCGTCGATGAGAATGAACTTCGGACTATCGCTTTAGATCTTGTAGGAAAATTTGATTCTGACAAAAGTAGTCGGTCATCTTGGGAACAAACCTACGAACAAGGACTCGATCAACTAGGATTGGAGATTGAAGATCGAACTACACCATGGGCAGGAGCCTGTGGCGTATTCCATCCGATGCTTTCTGAAGCAGTTGTCAGGTTTCAAAGTCAAACGATTCAGGAAATCATACCCGCACAAGGCCCAGTTAAAACCCATGTATGGGGTAAGTTCACTCCTGAGCGACAGGAACAGGCCAAGCGAGTTCAAGAATATTTAAACTACCAGCTTCTTGAGGTGATGACAGAATATCGCTCCGAGACAGAGAAGCTCCTCTTTAGCCTTCCCCTTGCAGGATCTGCATTTAGGAAGGTTTACTTCGATCCATCTCTGGGTAGGCCCACTTCGATGTTTGTACCTGCAGAAGATTTTGTTGTTGCTTACAATGAATCTGGCCTAGAACAGGCAGAGCGTTATACCCATGTGATGAATCGTAGTACAAATCAAATTAGAAAATTGCAGGTTAGTGGGTTTTATCGTGATGTAGAACTTACTGCTAGTCATATCGAAGAAAATCCGATTACGAATAAACTAAATGATATCGGTGGTGTGCAACCATCATTTCAAAACGAAGAGCGTCATCAACTTTTGGAGATGCATGTTGATATAGATCTTCCTGGGTTTGAAGACCCCGATGGTGTGGCACTACCCTACGTAATTACTATCGACAAAAGTAGTAGTCAGATCTTGTCAATTTATAGAAACTGGTCCGAGGACGATCCAAATAGAATCAAAAAACAACATTTCGTTCATTACGGATACGTACCTGGAATCGGATTTTATAATCTTGGATTAATACATATGATTGGTGGATTGGCAAAATCCGCCACAAGTCTGCTTCGACAGTTGGTTGACGCAGGAACACTGTCTAATTTGCCAGGGGGACTGAAAACTCGTGGACTCAGAATTAAAGGCGACGATACACCCATCATGCCAGGAGAGTTCAGGGACGTGGATGTCCCTGGTGGTGCTATTCGTGACAACATCACCTTCCTTCCTTATAAGGAACCTAGTGGCGTCCTTTATCAGTTATTGGGTAATATCGTCGAAGAAGGAAGACGCTTTGCGTCAATGGCCGATCTCAAGATAGGAGACATGAATCAAGAGGCTCCCGTCGGAACTACTCTTGCAATCATGGAACGTGCCATGAAGGTGCAGTCTGCGATCCAGGCCAGAATACATGCCAGCCTAAAGCAGGAGTATAAGATCCTTGCAAGGTTGGTTAGAGATTATACAGATCCTGAATATCCCTATGAGACGGATGAGGGCGAAGGAATTAAACTTGAAGACTTCGATGACCGTATTGATGTCATACCTGTATCAGATCCGAATGCGAGTAGTATGGCACAAAGGATTATGCAGTACCAGGCAGCACTCCAACTAGCCCAGCAATCTCCAAACTTATATGACATGCCATTACTGCATCGTCAGATGATGAGTTTGATTGGAATACCAAACGCAGATCAGGTTGTACCAGTTCAAGAAGAGGTGCCACCGAAAGATCCCGTTACAGAAAATCAAGATATGCTTATCTTATCACCTGTTAAAGCATTTGAGTATCAAGATCATGATGCACATATGCGTGTTCACATGGCACTTAAGAATGATCCACAGCTTGCACAAGAAGTTCAGAACAGTCCTGCAGGTGGTGCAGTGAGTGGTGCGTTGGATGCACATGTTAGGGAACACTTGGCGTTTGTTTTCCGCAGACAGATAGAAGAAGAGCTTGGAATCACGTTGCCTTCTCAAAAGGAACCGCTTCCTGAAGACCTTGAGAAGAGATTGAGTGTATTGATTGCCGACGCGGCCGATCAAATGATGGGCAAGAAACAACAACAGGCCCAGGCAGAGAAATTTGCAGAGCAACAACAAGATCCGATTGTCCAAATGAGACAACGTGAGCTTGCAATACAAGAAATGGATGCACAAAGAAGACAGCAAACCGATGTGTCCAAGCAACAAATAGAACAACAGAAACTTTCAGCCAGTGGACAAGCATCGATGGCCAAGCTTGACCTTGATATGCAAAAATTAGAGCTTGAACGTGAGAAATTAATGAGTAAGGAGCGTATGGATGAGGCAGAGTTAGCCTTAGAAGCTGAAAAATTTGATGTAGGACAGGAAGTAGATGGTTATAAGTATGGCATAGGACAAGATAGAGGAGAATAAGTGAGTGAAAACGTCTTAGGACTGCTTAGAAAAAAGATCAGAGAGCAAATGAACCAGTTGGCAGACCATTTAGCACTTGGATCGGCCAAGGACATGGAAGAATATCGCAAGGTTACTGGCATTATTGAAGGATTGGCC